ATGTTGGGAAGCTTTGAAAACCTGAACGTCATGAAACGGAAAAAAATAGTGATCCTGCCGAAATTAAATGATGCCGGTGGGGATTTGTCAAAAAAATGGTTTGTTTATTATTCGGTTCGTGATCCACGGACGGATAAGATGAAGCGGTTCAAAGACCATACGGAATTATCCCAGATGGAGGACTGTGTACGTAGAGAATCTGCCAGACAGAAG